AGTAGCGCTGGTTGGTACGTTCGTGGAAGGGCGCGGATCACTGTTCATCACGGTTGAGGGAGTCATCGCGGCAGGTCCCAAGGCAGTGCGCACGGCGGTTAGTTTCTTCAAGGACGGCGAGTATCAGGAGCAGATGTTTCGCAAGGTGGAGGCGCATCGCTCAAACATCTACCACCTCGGGAACTGGCACACGCACCACGTCAACGGACTTGAGACACTGAGCCGCGGCGACTGCCAGACGTACCGAAAGCACGTCGAGTCACAGAACCATGCGACAGACTTCTGGTATGCTTTCCTGGTCACCACGAAGCGCTTGGGCTGGTACACCGTCAAGCACTTCATCTTATTTCGCGGTGATGGCGCGGTGCATGAACTTCGATCTTTGCAGATGAGCGTGATCGACGGCCGGAACCTGGTCGAATGTTTTGAGTAAGCGGGTGAGTCCAGAAAAGTGGACGAGGGTGTGATATGGACGGCATGAAGGTCATGGAGGCCATGACGAACGAAGCGGCTGAGCACCTGATCGACGTGGGGTGCGACGGCGACGGCCACGTCACGATGGATTTCCCGCGCTTGACTAAGGGATTCCGCATGACGCCAGACATAGCGATCGAGATGGCCGACCACCTGGTGGCGTTCGCGGAGTTGGCGCGGGTAGGAGCAATCGTGGTGGAAGCGCATGAGAGCGATCAGCATAGGGATACGCCGGTGAATCGAGCGTGACATGAGCGAAGGTAACGGTAACGGGAACGGCCTGAAGGTCATCGACCACAGGGCGTTCAACGCGGACGGTACTCCCACCGGGATCGTCGCTCCACTGGAACTTCCGGTGGGCGGCTGGGAGAAACCCAAGGACAGCGGCGGCGCCAAGCGCTCGACGGCGCATGATTACTTCTCGAACCCGATCGCCCGCATGGGGTGGGGCACTCCGTCCCTGCCCGAGGGCGTCGAGTATGAGATGGTGCGCCTCTCGTACAACTACTGGCTGATGCTGGTGCTGTACCGGAACAGTTGGCTGGCGCGGCGCATCGTCGACCTTCCGGCCGAAGACATGACGAAGAACTGGCCGAAGCTATCAACACAGATGGCCCCGGACGACATCCAGCGCTTCGACCGCGCCGTCGAGCGCACCTACACGCCGTCGAAGATTGAGCAGGCGATTAAGTGGGCGCGGCTGTACGGTGGTGCCGGGTGCTTTATCTGCATCAAGGGGCACGAGCGCAAGCTATAGGAGCCGCTCGAATATGACGACGTGGACCCGCACTCCTATCAAGGCCTCATTCCATTCGACCGTTGGGTCGGCATTTCGCCGAGCGGCGATGTCGCGAACGACTTCGATCGCCCGCTCGACTTCGGCCTCCCGCAGTACTATCAAGTGAGCGCGCCCGACCGTGGCAAGACGTTCCGCGTCCATTGCAGCCGCGTGCTGCGCTTCCTGGGGCCAGAGGTTCCCAAGCCGGAGTTTCAGGCGCAGATGTACTGGGGCATAAGCGTGCTCGAACCTGCATACGAAGCCATACGCATGTTCGACAACTCCCTATGGGCGATGTTGCAACTCCTCTTCCGCGCCAACATCATCGCTCAGGAAAACCCCGACCTAGCCGAGATGCTATCCGGCGTGGGCATCAGCCAAGACGCGCTGCAAGGGTTCTGGGAGCGCATGCAGGCACAGAACCAAATGATGTCGAATCAATCGATGATGATCCTTCCAAAAGACGGAAAGTTGTTCTCGATCCAGTACTCGTTCTCGGGACTTGAAGGCGTGATCCAGCAGTACATCATGGTGGCGGCGGGGGCAAGCGAGATGCCGGCGACTCGCCTGTTTGGACGCACCATGACCGGCCTCGGGCAGTCGAACGACGCCGATGAGCGGTATTACGAGGAGCGCATCGCGCATGACCAGGCGAGCCGCCTTAAGCCGCAGTTGATGAAGCTCTACCCGGTGATCGCCATGAGCACTTGGGGAGAGATACCCGAGGACTTGGACTTCACCTTCCCGTCGATCCGCGTGCTGACCCAGGACGAGAAGGCGGAGATGGCGCAGAAGGCCTCGGCGCCGATCATCGCCGCATTCAACGTCGGGGCGTATGGGCGCAAGACGCTGCTGAAGGAGTTGAAGCAACTTGAAGACTCGACGGGGATGTTCTCGAACATCACCCGCGAGACCATCGATGCGGCCTCTGATGAACCCGAGCAGCAGGGCGAGATGGGCGGCATGATGGGGATGGGTGGCGGAGGGCCGGAATTGCCCACGGGAGGGCCGGAAGATCAGGGGGGCGGCGAAGGTACCAAGGAAGGCGCGGAAGGCCCCAGGAATGGCAGCAAACGCGAACAACTGGCATCTGGCGAAGGGGGTGAGAAGCCGAATTACTGGCCAGCATTCGGCAAGGGTGCGGCGAAAGAGGAAGAGGCTCGTGGAGCCAGGGAGAACGAGAGTCCGAAGAAGGAGATGCGAAAACTTTCCGCCGGTGCCAGCGGGCGGGCGGTGAGTGGAGGGATGCGCGAACTGTCTGCTGGCGCCAGCGATTCCGAAATGCCCAAGCCGGACGCGGAGGGGACAGAAGAAGACGTCGCCGCATTGATGGAGCATCGCTCATTCGGCCTCGTGGGGAAGAGGCCAGGAGAGAGGGCCGGAACCTCGTTCGCCGTCTACCAGCGCCACGGCGGGAACATCAGCGTGCTGGTTCGCTTCCTCGACGGCAAGGTGCGCGACGCCACGCTCACCGAAAACGCCAGCGAGACGGGCAAGGAGCCGCGCGTCCAGACCAAGAAGGGATTTCAAGGCTTGTTTCAGTTTGCGCAGACGGTGGGCGACCAGGCGTTCATGCGGAGCGACCTGAAATCGGGCGCAGACGCCTACCCGATCAAGAAGCGCCTCGTATGGCATGGTCTCGACGTGTCGGTAGAAACCCCTGCCGGCGACGAGCGCACGGGGAAGGACGCTGCGGGCAGGCCGTGGCGCGTGGTGATGACCCACGACTACGGCTACCTGCGGGGAACCCGGGGAGTGGACGGCGACCATGTGGACGTGTTCGTGGGGCCCGACAAGCGGGCGGAGATGGTTTACGTCGTGCACACCATGAAGGCGCCTGAGTTCCAAGATTTTGACGAGGATAAATGTTTTTTGGACTTCGCTACGGATGGGGCAGCGCGCACCGCGTTCTTCTCGAACTATGATCGCCCCGAGCACTTCGGCTCGATGGACGCCGTGCCGGTTGGAGAGTTCATCGATAAGGTGCTGGCGACCAGGAAGCGTCCCGCGAGCATCACCGCCGACGAGCGCTCATGGGGGCGCAGGCTATGGGACGCGATGTTTAAGGAGAGCGAGCACCCACGGGAGAAGAGCGGTGCTGGTGCTGGCCAGTTCACAAGCGGTGCAGGAGCTTCAAGTAAGGCCCCGGAGGAACCGGTCTCGACAGAATGGAAAACGAAGCACGAGGAAAGAACTGGTGGACCATCTGCGCCCGGTCACAAGATACCACCGCGCCCTGCCGATAAACCTCAATCGCAGCCAGCGCAAAAGTCGGAAACAAAACCATCGGCAGCGAGTGGCGCTCATCCGTTCGTCGGAACTTTCCTGAAAGAGCACAAAAGCACAACCGAGCAAAGGGAACACCTCAGCACGGTTCCAAAAGAAAAACTTCATGTCGCATTGAAGTTGACGGAAGGGAAAGAGGATACCGACTCGAAACACGTTCGCAAACTCGTCGAGAGCGAATTGGAAGAGCGTGCCAATCGCGGTGATTCAGCCGACAGCGACGTGAACCTTAATGGTGACCTCGAAGCAATTGGCGACGCCGACTTCGAGGAGTCCGCCCATCCCCGTGCCAAGGAAGGCGAGAAGGGCGGCCAGTTCGTCAAGAAGGGCGGGGAAGGCGGAGCAGGGCGATCCCCAAAAGCCGGTGAGCCCGCCGAAATGAAACCTGCGGTAGGCGCAGCATCGTCCACAAAACTGGACTCGACAGAGAAGGAGATGTTGCAGGACTGGGGTTTCGATAAAGGCAAATACGCCAAACTTCGCAACAGCGACGAGTTCACAAATGTGCTGGCCAAGATGCCGAAGTATTCCGGCGATGTAACTCGTGGGGCCGCATTGAGTGCGGCGGAAATTGAAGCACTAAAGAGGCGCAAGTCTGGAACCGCCGAGGGCGCGGTTGAGCACGATAAGAACATCGTCAAGTTCAAACTCCATTCCTCATCGACGCCAAGCGCCGAGTTCGGCCAGATAGCGGCGGCAACGTCGGCAGCGGAGCATGGCAAGATTCCTGTGGTTTTCTCGATGAAGGTGCGGGGAGTCCCTGATGTCTCACAGGAAGTCTATGAGGAACCCAATATGGAGACCGTCATCCCCAAGGGCACCGAGTTCTACCTGACAGGGGTAACCAAAAAGACCATTGTGAATGGCGATGGCGAAAAGGTTCCCGGATACGAAATCAGCCTCTACCAAAAAAATGAATAGACAACATCAGGAAGCACTACGCTCGCGCATCGTGGATTCATCAATGGCCTTTCTCGATGGATTCTCTTTTGGACAATTAAACACGCGGCTTTTAGACGATTCACTTGATGCTAGTTTGGAAATTCCAAGCAATGAGTCGTTTACTAATGATACCGAACGTCGCTTCCTCGATGCCGTGCGCGAACTATTCGACGCCTGGAAGGAAGAAGAGCACCCGCGCGAGAAGTCAGGAGAAGGTGCGGGACAGTTCACGAGCGCTGGTAGTGGTACCGCCTCGGGCGAGCCGGAAGCACCGGAAGAAACGACAAAGGCCGCGCCGGAAACCGGGAAGCAACCAACGCCCGCACCAGCAGGCAAGGCATCAAAGGACGACATGAAAAAGGTTGATACGGTCGTCAGTCGTGGCAAGCAGATCGTGCGCAGCGCTATCAACAGCAACCCGATTCTCAAGGATCGCATCGCTCGCACCCACAACATCACAAGCGGTCTAAAGACGCGGGAGAAGGCCATCGAAAAGCAGTTGGACGAAATTAACAATAAGCGGGCACCGTTTTGGGAGATGCCCCACGAGGAGTTTCAAAAGCACGCCACCGAACTCGGAGCGTATGAGAAGCAGATTGAAGACCTAATGAAGAAGTCGGGAGAGTTATTTAATCGCAGAATGGAGGTTAACAGGGAAACCAGGAAGGCAATCATGGACGCTATTTTAAACCCAAGGGGTGAAGGGGCAATCAAAATTGGCAATCTGGTTCCCGACCCAGAAGGCGGGTTTGTTGGTACCAATAAAAATCGGAACATTCCGCGCTACATCAAAGCCTTTGCGGAAGCCACCGGGGTCAAGGGGGATGTATGGGCGCACACAACCGACCGCCCAAGAGCCTATTACTCCAAAGACCTCAATGCTATTGTGCTACGTGAAGACGATCCAGAGTGGGTAACTTGGCATGAGATGGGACATTGGGTGGAAACAAATACACCTGGTGGCGTGGAGGCCTCGAAGGCTTTTCTCCGCTCACGCATCGGAGACGAACAACCAAAGTCTCTCAAGGAAATGACTAAGAACCCCGGCTACACCGATGATGAGTTCGCTGTCAAAGATAAATTTGAGTCTGCGTATTCCGGTAAGATTTACAATTACGATGCGACAGAAATCACGAGTATGGGAATTTAGTACCTCTATCAAGACGCCGCCCACTTCTACTTCATGGACCCCGACTACTTTCACTTCACGCTGGGGATGATTGATGCGCACCGCAAGGGAGGGTTTTAATGGTCAACCTTGAAGTCTTGACAGTTCAGGCAGGAAATGTCCAGACAGTTGAGTTGACGGTTGAAAACGGAGTGTGGCAGAGCCCTAGCGAAGATGTGATCCAAAGGGCCAAACTACTATACCTGGAACCAGACTACTATCCCGACCGAGATAAAGCCTTGGCGATGCTGGCGGTTAAGAGATTGGGCGCACGGATTACCAAAATGCCTCCTGTATTACGGAGCACAGGTAATATTGACGAAGGGCCAGACCAACCAGGAACTGCGACCGACTCGGTGGCCGACGACCTCAAGAGCCTGCCCAATAATCAACATAGGCGGCACGTCAATGTTGACGCGGAGGACGAAGGCCACCAAGATTGAATGAAACCGGGGCGAATAGAATCTTGCCTCCCCGCCCCGGTTGTGCTTTCCATTTCCTGCTGAACATGACGGCATCAAGGAGAATCGACGATGTTGACACCGATCATAATGGCGTGCTTCTTCTGCTTCTGTATTGGGTTTGTGGTGGGTTGGGTCGCAGCCACCACGGAAGATGCGCACGAAACGTTCGGGACCAACCCTTCCGTGCCCGACGGCATAAAAAGGCCGAATCCTGTCGCAATTCCATATCCGCCGCGCAACTATTGTCCGATCATGCCGATGCCAACTCCATCTAAACCTCCCGGCCTGCGCCACGGCGAACTGCAAACCTCCGACTCGCAGAACCCTGCACCTAATCCGTTTGTGTATCCCACTGGCCGTGGTGTAAAGTAGCGCCATGAAACCGCGCGACTGGACGCCCAGGCAACGCATCGAGTGGGAATATCGCACACTGATCCAGCGTCTCGTCGAGCGCTACCTCCACATCCCCGACGACTCCACCCTGGGACAGATCACCTCCGCGCTCGTCGACTTCCGCCACGTCCTTGGATTCATCGAGCGGGCGGCCGAGCAGATCGCCGCGCGCATGGCGACGCAAGTAGCGGAGTCGAACGCGCGCTCGTGGCGGGAAGCCGCCAGGAAGTCGAGCCGCGGTCTTGCC